ATCCCTTGCTGTAAGTACTTTAGGTGTTGGAACAAATGGTGGTAGTGGTTTATCATCATCTATAACTGGATCACCTGTTTTACGCGCTGGAGGTGGTGGTGGTTCAAGTAATCTTTCAAGTGGTTCAGCTGGAACAGGTTCCGATGGAGGAGGAAATGGTAGAGGCAAAAGTGAAGGAACTGGTAATGCTCAAGATGGAACTGCAAATACAGGTGGAGGAGGTGGAGCACATCCTAATCAAACTATAGGTGGAAGTTCAGGATCTGGAGGATCTGGAGTTGTAATATTACGATATTCTGATGAATACACTATAGTAGAAACAACTAGTGTGTTAACATTCACCACAGATTCTACGTCTGTAGCAAATACTAAAATTACAACATTTACAGCGGGTACAAGTGGAATTATACAATTTACAACTAGTTCTGCACCACAACCTTCAACAGGTGAATTTAGATATAACACAACAGATAAGCTTGTAGAATTTTATAATGGAACTACTTGGAAACAAATAGCAGATGAATATATACCTGGTCAACCACCAAAGTTAGAAGCAAATCAAATATTATGGTTAGATGCTAATAGTTCTTTATCTTGGACTGGAAGTGGTTCAACTTGGTTTGATTTAAGTGCTAATAATTATGATGCAACAATAGTTACTACTGTTCCTTCTACCGGAAGTGTAAATGGCGCAACTTATTTAGATTTATCAAGTAGAGCTGATTATTTTCAAATACCAAGCGCCACACATGGAGGAGCATTAAGTTTAAAATCAGGAAACGTATTAACATTTTTGTTTTGGATAAGAATGAGCTCTATTGCCTCAGGTACTTCTGGTTTAAATACTATTTTATATGGAAATACAACTGGTACTAGTACAGCACAAGCCGCTGTTAGATATTATAGACCAAGCACGCAAGGTTTCAATAATTTTGTTTATGATACATCAAGAAATGCAGATTTTAACTCTGGTTATGTTGCAAGTGTTACTACTTCTGATTGGTTTATGTATGTTATTGGTTATGATTTTCCAAATAACCAATGGAGTATAAACCGTTATCAACCTGGAAAAACAAATTATAATGTTACAAGCACAACCACTGTTTCACCACAATATACAACAGATACTGATATTAATTTAATGAGTGATGGTGGTGGTGTATATGGGGGTTATGGTTATTTAGGAGAAATAAGAGCTTATGATAAAATATTTACAACAAGTGAATTAGATACTAAATATGATGATCAAAAAGGTAAATATGGTATAACATAATTTTTCCACTTAAAAACAAAGAAAAACAAGTAACTATATATTTTATAACCAAATGTCAAACAATTAAAACCCAAACCTTATGACACTATATTACCAGACTAGTTCGTGGAGTAGTCAACCACAAGTTTCAGAAAAAACAAAAACCCTTTGGAAACACGTCGCTGAAAAGAAAAACTGGCGAATAACCCAATTACCTAACGGTTTTTATCAAACTGAATACCAAGATCCAGAAGCAGAGCAATGGATCGATGTAACCCGTAGAGAAACACTCGAAGGTGCTGAAGAAGCTGTTAATGCTTCAGTTCAGCATTACGAGAAAAAAATTGAATTCTTAAACGGACCTAAAGTCGTTAAGACCTTTAAATAGTTTTAATCTAATCAAATTTAATTTAATATGTCAGACTTAATAGTCAAAAATCTTAATTTTGGCAAAAATGCTCAAAATCAAGTATTTAAAGGAATTGATAAACTCACACAAGCCGTTAGCTCTACTTTAGGAGCTAGCGGTAAATGTGTATTACTTGAAGATGATCAAGGTAAACCAATGATTACAAAAGATGGTGTTACTGTAGCAAATTCAATAGTTTTATTAGATCCTGTAGAAAATATGGGTGCTACTTTATTAAAAGAAGCAGCACGAAAAACAGTAAATGAAGCTGGTGATGGTACTACTACCGCAACTGTACTTGCTCATGCTATAATAAGTTTAGCAAAAAATGTTAATGTAAATTCTAGACAATTAAAAGAAAACATTAATAAAGCAGTTAAAAAAGTACTTAAATATTTAGAAGATATATCTATACCTGTAAAAGGTGATATGATTGATCAAATAGCTAGTATATCTACAAATAATGATCCTGAGCTTGGAAAAATTATAGGTGATGCTTTTAGAGCTGTAGGTCAAACAGGTGTAGTGATGATGGAACATTCATCAATGCCAGAAACAGATGTAGAGCTAGTTGATGGTGTTCAATATAATAAAGGATTAACTAATCCACATTTTATTACAAATAAAGAAAAGAAAACTGCAGAACTTGAAAAACCTGCTGTTTTAATTATAGAATCACCAGTTGAAAATATAAGACAAATACAGTCTGTATTAGAACACGTTATAAAGAAAAACATACCTTTACTTATAATAGCAGATGTAGAAGCACCAGTAATGGCTACACTTGCCATGAATAAAACAAAAGGTAATATTAAAGTAAATATTGTAAATGCACCAACATATGGTGTTAATAAACGTGAAACATTAGATGATTTAGCTTTGCTTACAGGAGCTACTGTCATTAATGAAGACTTAGGTGATGATATGGATTTAATACAACCAGAATTTTTAGGTAGTTGTTTAAAATCTACAACAGATGAAAAAGATACCATAATACAAGTTGGTGATCCAAGTGATGAAGTATTATCACTTATAAATAAAGTAAAAAAAGATTTAGCAAGTTTACCCTCACCTGCACATGTTATAAGGCTTGAAAAAAGATTAGCTAGATTATCAGCTAAAATAGCAATAGTAAAAGTAGGTGCAAATTCAGATATAGAATTAAAAGAAAAATCTGATAGAATAGAAGATGCTATATGTGCAACAAAAGCTGCTATTAAAGAAGGTATTGTACCTGGTGGTGGTATAGCGCTTTTAAACGCATCACAACATATTAAAACAAAAAACGAAGCTGAACTGGTATTATTAAATGCTATAACATATCCATTTAAAGTTATTTTAGATAATGCAGGTATAGATTATACAGAAAGCTTAGTTAAAAATAAAGGTGAAGGATTAAATGTTGTTACAGGTAAAACTGTAAATATGATTAAAGCAGGTATTATTGATCCTTTACTTGTTACAAAAAGTGCTCTTGTTAATGCTGCATCTGTAGCTACAACAATATTATCAACTGATTGTGTAATTAATAATTTAAGAATTAATGAAGGCAGTAGGTAATAATATAATAATAATTCCTGAAAAAGTAAAAACTGATAAAACAAAAGGTGGTTTACTTATAATAGAAAAAGATAGGGAAGATATAAGATACAGAAAAGCTAAAGTTGTATCAGTTAGTGATGATATAACAACTATAAAAAAAGATGATAATATATTTTATGATCGTCATGCAGGGCACGGTATTGAATTTGAAAAAGAAAAATTTATTGTAATTAAATTACAAGATGTTGTTGTTGTTTTATGAAACGTTTAAAATCTGGTGACGTACGAGATTTAAACTTGTTAAAACACTACAGATTAATAAGAAAGTGGGCTTGTAGAAACAATGATCTTAATGATGCAGATCTAGAGTTATTAATATACTTTGACTGTATGGATTTATTTACTAAACAGGATTTTAAGATCGGTACGTATGCTTACAGTTGGGACAACAGACGCTGGAACAAATTGGTAAAAAACAATTGGATTGTAACATGGAGGCAACGAAATAGAACAACTCAAAAGTATAATATCTATAAAGTTTCTTTTAAGTGTAAACAACTAATAGCACGTATGTACCGTATTATGCTAGGTGAAGAAGATATACCTGTAAGTAAAAAACGTAATTCAATAATGAAAGCTAAAACATATACAGATAAAGTGTTAATAACAGCAATAAAAAATCTCAATAGAGATAAAACAAGATAATTATGGGAAAAAAATATAAAGTTAAAGATATAAATAAAAACGGTAAGATTGATAGCTGGGAACAAGCTAAATATAATGCAATAAACGATTCACAAGGGCCTGCTTCTGCTAGATTTTTAAAAAGATTAAATAATGCTGGTGGTATTGCTGGATTATTACAAAGTCAACCAGGTTCACAAAGTGTATTAAAACCAAATAGATCTGTAAATAACATGTCTAATATGGTAAGACAACAACCAAGACAACCAATGGGTATGGACGTATCTACAAATGCTCAAATACTAAACCAAGCGTATGATCCTAGAATGGCTGTAAATCATATGCAAGGTATGGCTAAAAAAGGTTCTATTGGTCCTGCACAAGCTGGAATGGCACCAGGTAGTGATTTTGTTTCTGAAATTAAATCAAATGTTACAAAAAAACCTAAAACAAAAAGCCAAAAAAGATTAGAAAAAACAAAACAAAAAGCAGCTGATGCTAGAAAAGAAACAACTTCAAAAGAAACAGCAGCTAAAGGTAGAGTAAGTAAAACAAAAAGTAAAACTCAACAAAAAAGAGATAAAACTTTAAGATTAGAAAAAAGAGCAAAAAGACAAGAAGGTAGACAAGAAAGAAAAGAAATACGTAAAAAAGCTCGTGAAGGTAAAATGACTAGAGGTGAAAAAAGAAAAGCAATAATAGACTCTAGAGATAAACAAAAAGGAAAAGGTCCTGCACAAGTTAATCAAGTAAAACCAACACCAGACAATAAATATGGAAGAAATCCAGATGATTATCATAAAGATGCAAATTTAAATGATAAATATCCTAGAAGAAAAGCAAGTGATCCTAGAAGTAAAACTCATCAAAAAAACCTTAAAGAAGGAAAAGGTCCTGCACAATATCAAGTTCCAAATCCCAATGAAAAAAGTAAAAAACCTGAACCAAAATTTAAAACAAAATCCCGTGAAGAAAGAAGAAACGAAGAAAGAGAAAAAATAAGGGAGCAGATAAGAAAAGAGACGCGTGAAAAAATGAAACAAAGAGACCAAGAAGAACATAAAAAGCGCAACAAAGAAACTATGGAAAAAATGCGAAAAAGAAGAAAGAAAAATGATGGGAAAGTTAGAAAAATGTAAATTTAAAGTAATAAATAAATGAGAAGCACATCACCATTATTACAAAAAGGTTTTCCTGAAATAAAAGAAAAAAATCAAGGTAAGTTTACAGCTTGGGCTAAAAAAAATGGATTTAAAGATGCCTGTAGTGCAGCTTCTGCTGTTATGAAAGCTAAAGACGGTAAATACAGCGATAGTGTCAGAAAAATGGCTAACTACGCAAAAAATTTTGGATGCAAAAATAAAAAATAAAAAAATGAAACACGATCCAGGTTACAACAAAGCAAGTAAAAATAAAAAAGTAGGTATAGTAGGAGAATCTCATATATGGGATGGTCCATTAAATCAAGAAGGTAGAATGCACGGTGTGGGTTCTAGCTCTGGTATTACTGGTATGGAAGTATCAAAATATCCATGTGGACCAAATGCATACCAAGTTAAATTTCCTATAACCAAATTAGTACAAGGTTAAAATGGCTGTTTCAGATATTAAGTTATTAGCCATAAATGGTATAGCTCTTGCTGTATCAATGACACATATAGAGATTTCACTTAAAATAATTCTTTTATTAGTAACTATAGGATATACTGTATCTAAATGGTTAAAGTTAAAAGACAATAAAAAATAAATTATGGAAAAAGGACATTTTGGACATTATACTGGTAATGCTAGACATTCTCATACTCCCGTAACAAAACATAATGTACATGCTGCTGAAAGAGATGATGCAGCACATATATCATATTTAAAAAGAGATATAGACTATGATGCTAAACATAATCATAGTAATATAGATATGACAGCTGATGAAAAGCATATTTCTAAACTTGCTGGTGATATGAAGTATGATAAAAAACATCATTAAAAACAGATAGAACTGTATAAATCTAACCAAAACACAAACATTAACACAAACATAAATATTAAAAATGGCAAAATTTATAGAACTAGAAGTTGTTGGTAACTCTAATGACTTTGAAAATGGAAAACATTTAATAAATGCTGATTTAGTTACAACTGTTACTCAAACTGCTGATCAAACTGTTCTTATTACAGTAAATGGTGGTAGTACAGCTGCTGACTTTATTACAGTAACACTAAGTACTAGTAAAACCTCAGCTGTAAACCCTACACTTACAAGTAATAAAGGTGCAAAAGCTATTAATGACGCTTTAACTGCAAATCCAGGTGGTGTAAAATCTAAAGTATTTTTACCAAAAGATGATGCAGGTACACCGCTACAGATGTATGTAAACGATATAGCTATAGCTTAATAATTATGCAATCACGAGGACTAGGCGATTCAATAGAAAAGTTTACCACTAAAACAGGTATTAAGACTGTCGTTGACAAAGTCTCCGAGGGTCTTAATATTCCTTGTGGATGCGGAAAACGTAGAGATATTTTAAACAAAATGTTTCCATACTCAACTAAATGAAAACATCTAAAAAAGGATACAAACATAATAGCCCTGATGTTAATAAATCACATAATATAATTAATGGTGGTAATATAACAATGAAAGGAGTAAAATTTAAAGTATCTGGTACAGATGATAGGGGTTATACAAAAATAATGTATCCAGGATATGATTATATATTTCCTAATGCAAAGTATGTGATAGAAACACCTATAAAAAACTAATATGGCTTTTAAATTAACAAATCCACCTTATGTTATGGGTACACCTGTACATGAGGTAGAATTAGAAGAAGGTGTGTTAGGTAGAGCTGATAAAAACGGAAACATATTAATTAATAAAAACATAACAGATCCAGAGCAAAGAAAAGATGTTATAAGACATGAAGAAGTACATATACAACAATTAAAAAGTGGTGTGCTTGATTATGATGCAGAAAATGTATATTACAAAGGTAAAACATATCCGCGTAGTACATTTGATGAGGGTAACTCTAATTTGCCTTGGGAAAAACCAGCAAATAATAAAAAAAATGGGAAAAGGAAGTAAACTAGTAAAAGGAGGTTCATGGATGTCTAAGCATGCAAGAAACTTACTATCAGAAATGCCAATAGACAATAGAGCTAGTGGTAAAGGTCCTGGTGAATATGGATCAATGGGACCTAAAAAACATGGTATGCATAAAGGACCAGGTAAACATCATCCAGGTATGGCTGAATATGGAAAACCAAAAGGACCAGGTAAACATGGATATGGGCCTCATATGGAACATGACGGACCAGCACAATTTATTAAATTACCAGAATCTACTAAACAAAAATTTAGAGATCTTGTAAATCCTGATAAATATAAAGGTGCACTAACAAAATTTAAAAACACAGTTAGCCGTGCTTTTAAAAATGAAGATCCAACAAGTCAAGCAATGGGAAGAGCTGCTGCAAATAGAAATTCAAGAATTCAAAATTATTTTAGTAAAAAAGATTAAATAAATGTGGAAATTAATTTTAGGTCTTTTAAAAGGCGGTGACGGAAGAAAATCAGTTGCTGGTGGCTTAGCTTGGGAAATAAGAGAAGCAATAAAAGGCAAAGAATTAGATCCAGAGAAGCTTATTGAATTACAAACAAAAATTAATATGGTTGAAGCCTCGCATAGAACCTTGTTCGTTGCGGGGTGGCGACCTTTTGTAGGTTGGATATGTGGTTTTGCATTAGCATATAATTTTGTTATTAGAGATTTATTTATATGGATAACAAAAGCTGCAGATGTACCACCTCCGTTACAAATGGAACACTTAATGACTGTATTATTAGGTATGCTTGGTTTAGGAGGTTTAAGAACATATGAAAAAATAAAAGACAAAGTAAAGTAAAATGGGATACTATCAAAAAAATTTAAGTGATTTTTCAACTAGTGCAATAGAGTTGCAAGAATCAAAAACGTTAAAAGCCGCTGGGCTAAGCAACTTGTCTACAAATACTATAGCTGGTTTACCTGCTAGTAGTAGTGCAATTGTTTATGCTACTGGAGGTACATATCCTGGTGCTGCTACATTAACCACTATTGCCACACCAAGAGGTGTTGGTTTAGGTGCTACATTTTTAGTAGCTTCAGATGGAGCGGGTGCTGTAGCTAGTGTTACCGTACAAAATCAAGGCCCTAATGTAGGTGTTGCTGCACAAACAATAGAGTTTAGTTTAGCTTCATTAGAACTAGCTTTTGGTGTAACAGGATTAACAGGCGCTTTAACAGTAACATTAGCTGGTGGTGATTTAGAAAGACCAAGCGGTACTTTTGTAACTAAAATGCCATCACTATACGTAGGTGGAGCTGGTAATATAAAATTAACATTAGCTAGTGATGAACAACCTATAATAATTAAAGGTATTACAGCAAACAGCTTTTTACCAATAGCTGTTAAAAGAGTGTTTAACTTAACAAGTGACACTGAAACAACTGCTACAGATATATTAGCATTATTTTAAAAAACTATAATTAAATTAAATCAAATGACAAAAAAAGAAAAAGTGGCTGGTAAAATCACAGCTGAACAATTAAATACTATTAAGCAACAACAAGAAGATATAGCTCAATCTTTAAAAGATATAGGTTTTCTTGAAACACAAAAACACGGTTTATTACATAAATATGCTGGCATTGTACAAGATGCTGAAGATTTTAAAAAAGAGTTGGAAAAACAGTATGGTGGTATAAATATTAGTCTTGAAGATGGTAGTTATACATTAATAGAAGAACCTAAAAAAAGTGAGTAGTAAAATTATAAGAAAAATCAGTATTGGATCTGATTATAAAAATGATGCCATGCATTATGCTGTTGGGCAGCAAGTATATGGTGGTCATACTATATCACATATATTGTGTGATGAGGAAAAAGATGCTTATAATATTTTTATTAAAAAAGATGGTGAGGTATTGCCTTGGAAAAAATTTAATTCACAAATGGCAATATCTGTAGAATATGATTTAGAATATTAATGAATAGTTTATATCAATTTATAATTAAACCTGTAGGTGAAAGATATAAAAATAAAATTAATATAGAAGGTTGTGAACTAATTGTTAATTCTAGCATATCAAGTCATAAATTTGTAAACAGAGAAGCTGAAGTTGTAAGTGTTCCACTAGAATACAAAACAAAAATTAAAAAAGGAGATCACGTTATAGTACATCATAATTTATTTAGAAGATACTATAATATGAAAGGTAAGTCTGTAAACAGTACAAAATATTTTAAAGATAATCTTTATTTTGCTCACCCATCACAAATTTACATGTATTATAACAATGGTTGGCGTACTCAAGCTGAATATTGTTTTGTAAAACCTGTTTTAGAAAATAACACTTCTAGTAATCAAAAATTATTAAAGAATACTGGAATACTAAAATATGGTAATAATACATTAGAAACGTTTAAAATAAACGTAGGAGACTTAGTAGGGTTTAAAAGTCAACGTGAATTTGAGTTTATTATTAATAATGAACTTTTATATTGTATGGAATCAAATGATATTTTAGTTAAATATGGAAACAAAAAAAACAAAGCTGCGTATAATCCAAGCTGGGCAAAAAGCGGTTGAAGAATTAATAAAAGTAGCTAAAGAAAAAATAGTAGATTCAGAAGATGATGTATCAGCTGATAGATTAAAAAATGCTGCTGCTACTAAAAAGTTAGCTATATTTGATGCCTTTGAAATATTAACTAGAATAGAAGAAGAAGAAAATATGATTAACTCTACAAATAAAAATAGTAAAGCTTCAACGTTTGGAGGTTTTGCAGAAGGTAGATCAAGATAATGTATAAACAAACATTATATAAAGTTTTAGATAATCATATAAAACCAAAAATTATAGCTAGAAATAATAGATATAATAAATGGGAACCAGGTTATAATAAAGAATATGATGTTATTATTATAAGTAAAACTGGTAAAATTGGTGAAATATATGAAATACAAGGTTTAAAAATAGCTTTACCTTTACTAGAAAAAACGTATAAAAGATCTAATAAAAAACAAGAGCAATATTGGGAGGTTTTTGATTATCCAAAACAATTAACTAAATTAAAAACTGTTTTTGATTGGAATCAAACATCGCTTGATTTTAAAAATAAATGGTATGATTATATTGATGAAGAGTTTAAAAGAAGGGAACAAGGCTTTAGCTTCTATAACAAAGGTATTCCTACTTACATTACTGGCTCTCATTATATGTACTTGCAGTGGACAAAAATTGACGTTGGCTCTGCGCAGTTCAGAGAATCAAACCGCTTATTCTTTATATTCTGGGAAGCGTGTAAGTTGGATCATAGATCCTATGGAATGTGTTACCTCAAAAATAGACGGTCTGGCTTTAGCTTCATGGCATCCTCAGAACTCGTTCATCAAGCTACAATTTCCGCTGACTCCAGGTATGGCATTTTATCCAAGACTGGTGCAGATGCAAAGAAGATGTTCACAGATAAAGTGGTACCCATATCGGTCAACTACCCGTTTTTTTTCAAACCAATTCAGGACGGTATGGACAGGCCAAAGACTGAGTTGGCATACAGGGTACCGGCATCGAAGTTCACCCGCCGTAAGATCGAGCAGAACGACACCCCCGAGGAACTCATCGGGCTCGATACTACCATTGACTGGAAGAATACCGGTGACAACTCCTACGACGGGGAGAAACTCAGGTTACTCGCCCATGATGAGTCGGGTAAATGGGAGAGACCGGACAACATCCTCAACAACTGGAGGGTCACGAAGACAACGTTAAGACTTGGAAGTAGGATTGTAGGTAAATGTATGATGGGTTCTACCTCTAATGCTTTAGATAAAGGTGGTGCTAATTTTAAAAAACTATATGATGCTTCAGACGTTACAAAAAGAAACCGCAACGGACAGACTGGTTCAGGATTATATTCTTTGTTCATACCTATGGAATGGAACTACGAAGGATACATCGATACTTATGGCTTTCCTGTATTCGACACACCAGAAAAACCAGTTAAAAGCATCGATGGAACAACAATTGAGATCGGGGTTATATCACACTGGGAAAACGAAGTTGAAGGTTTAAAAGATGATCAAGACGGTTTAAACGAATTATATAGACAATTTCCAAGAACAGAAAAACATGCTTTTAGAGATGAAGCTAAAGAATCTTTATTTAATCTTGCAAAAATTTATGAACAAATAGATTATAATGAAGATTTAAAACACTCTACAGCAATTACACAAGGTAATTTTCAATGGGAAAGTGGGATTAAAGATACTAGAGTTATATTTGTTCCTAATAACAGTGGTAGATTTTTTATTTCATGGACACCACCTATTAATTTACAAAATAGATATATAGTTAAAAATGGTATAAAATATCCAGCTAATGAAGACTGTGGTGCTTTTGGTTGTGATCCATATGATATATCAGGAACTGTTGACGGTAGAGGATCTAAAGGATCTTTACATGGTTTAACTAAGTTTACAATGGCGGATGTTCCGCCTAATACATTTTTTTTAGAGTATATAGCTAGACCACAAACTGCAGAAATATTTTTTGAAGATGTTTTAATGGCAATTGTATTTTACGGTATGCCTATACTTGCAGAAAATAACAAACCTAGACTTTTATATTATTTAAAACGTAGAGGTTATAGAGGTTATTCAATGAATAGACCTGATAAAATATATAATAAATTATCTGTAACAGAAAGAGAGATAGGTGGAATACCTAATTCTAGTGAAGATATAAAACAAGCTCATGCAGCTGCTATAGAAGATTA